ATCAGCAGTGGGCGCGGGGTGCCGAAGAAGCGGGCCACGTCGTCGAGCCCCATGTTCATGTGTTCCATCAACTGCATGTCCTGTGCGCTCATGCTGATGTTGTGGAGGGCAGTCAGACCACGGATGCCAACAATGTCCTGCTGATACACTTTGTCGTTAAGTTCCTTGGCGTATTTGTCAATTTCACCCTTGTTCATCAATCCAAAGGCGAGCGTGCCCTGGCTGTTGGATGGTTTCTCCTCGCCGATGATCAACTTCACGCGACCACCTTTCGCAGCGGTCTCCAGTGCTTGGTTGCTCTCGGTCTTCACCAGCGATAAGGTATCGTAGGCATACTTAATTGTCGAGATTCCCCAAAAGCCTTGCTGATAGCGGAAGGTGTTGGCAAAGTGGAGCACGTCTTGTCTTGGTGCATTCACCTCGAAGCGCACACCATTCTCGCCCAGGTAGGTGAGGGCATAGGTGCCTGTGATTTCGTTATAGCCGCCACAGTCAGCCAACCACAATTGCGTAGGATCGCCCCATTCATCTCTTTCGATATAGATGAACGCATTACCCAGCAGCAGACGGCGGATGACCACCTGCTCGATGAGCGATGCGGCGGTTGAGATGGGGTTCGGCTGCACCTGCAACAAGTAGTTGATGGCTTTGCCAGGTCCCCACATGTCGGGCACGAAGTTTCCGCCTGCCGCATTCATTTTCTGGTACTGAATGGCGAACTGCGCCTCCGTCTTAGCACGAAGCTCCACGGCACGGTACACCGCGCTCACCGTCAGAGCCAGCTCAGGCCGACCGATGCGCACTATCTTCTCCTCGAAGGTGGCACCCGTCGCCTTGGGCTGGTTGCTCGCGTGGTTGGGGTCGGTGGTCACGGGAACACCTGAAGCCAGCGTCGCCTCACGCTGCTTGGGTATGATTCCCGTGGGTGTGAAAAGATTTGTAAACCAATTCATATCTTATTGCTTTTATTTCTCGGGTTAATTGCGTCATGGGTTTACTTATCGTTGACAAGTTGCTGTGCGTGAAACTGGATAGTGTTCTCCTGGCGGTTGGCGTGGAATGTTTCACCTATAATCTGGTACGTCTTGCCTTCATACTGAATCCGGCTTCGCTCTGATACCAGGCTGTTCCAACGCATTCTGACGATGACAACGCCATATACGTCAAGCGCACCGGCATTCATCGCACCCTTGCCCCTCGCCCAGTCAACCGATGCCCACACCGTGCCGGCAGACTCGAACTCAACCCCTGCTGAGTCGAGTCCGAACTTTCCCTGTTGTGCCTCCTTGCGATTAAGGATCTGCACGCGATATTTCAAGATTCCTGCTGAATATCCCATGTCAGAGCTTTATGTACGGTTTAACCAATAAATCAAAATTATATGGCACCAGGCTTAGCGATGTGGGCTCAACGGGGCCTCGGTGCTGATAAAAGTTTTCCACCAGCTCGAGTGTGGCATGAACGACGGGGGCTGGCACCTGACCGTATTTTTCAACGAAATCTTCGTATGTCCTTCCGCAGAGCTCGAACATTACCTGCTCGGCAGAAGTCCCGAGTCGCTCCAACACGCCGTCCTCGCAGTCACAACATATGCGCGAGTGGGCCTTGATGTAGTCGATATTCAAGTATTTCATATTTAATCCTATGTCTTGTCAACTATCCTGTCGAAACGGCAATTAGGTTTACTGTTTCTGAGAAATGTATTCTTGCTTATTACCTTCAAACACATTCCCACTGGCCCCATCCTTCTGGTCATACCACTTGCCCACTTTCGGTTTCTTCATCATCAGCGTATTGCCCTGAATGATGTTGCCAGTCGCTTTCGGCTTGTAGCATCTGACCACGCTGTAGTTACTGCCAGTATTAGCAATCTTATTATTTATTATCGTACACTCTTTGCTTTGATTTATCATCACGCCGTAATTAGCACTTGATGTTATCTCGCAACCCAACAGCGCAGTCCTCGTCGAATGCTTGATTTCCACATACGGCGACGCTTCGGCGATACACCAAGCCATTCCGCTATCCGTGCAGTTCTCAAACCGCACACCACCTTTCAGTCTGCATAGCCTTAACGCGACCTTGTTTGGACGCTCGTTGCTAGAGATAAACGCTTGCTTGCCCGTCAGCTGGCACCTCTGAAGCACCACGTCGATAAACCCGACAACCTCCACGCCTTTCGTTGTGCCTGTGAACGAGCAGTTATAGCACTTTGCATTTTTACCATAACCCGACAAAGAAAGCGCATATCCATTGCTGCCCTCGGCCACAAACTCGCAGCCCTCAAACTCCACGCCGTTAATTTTATACCAATCGTCTGGCACACCCTCCGCAGGTGGTGTCAGCTTCCCGTGATTTTGCAACTCCACGGCCATGCGATTTCCGATAAACTTGCAATTCCTGAACACCACATTCTCTATCACGCCACTTACATTATCAGCAATCAGTTTCACGGCATTATTGCTGTGCGAAATAAATGTGCTGTCCTCTACAACCAATCCGCTACAGTTGTAGTTACTGTAGAGAGCAATCCCCTCACCCTCCACAACAACATCCTTGATGATTACATTACGACCTCTCACTTCAATGCGGTCAAACTTACCGCCAATCTGAGAACCGTTTGTGCTAAGTTTAATCATATGCTTTGTTTTTAAAAAACGTACTCGTAAAGCCTAAAGCATGGGCTTGTTGTTGCAGCGGTTGCAGAACCGTTTTTTGTGGTTAAATACATCTTCCCGTTATACCATGCTATTCCCTCGTTTTCCTGCGTGCCACTTGGAATCATACTTTCAATAGTTCCCGTTGCTGGGTCTATCATGGCAACAAAGTAGCTGTTATAAACAGGCGTAAAGCCACCATTAATAGTAGATTGATTCTGCAACGGTAAGAATAATTTGCCACCATAGCAGCACCCACCTTGGAATACAAAGTAATTCAAGTCCTTCCTTGCAACCAAGTCGTTGGCAGAAAGCATAACACTTCCCGACAAATCATCAAGTCCAATACTGTCAAGCTCAAAAGTATTTATGATAAGCCAGTTATTACTCGTCGTTCTCCAATCCAACCTTGTCGAGTACATGTATAGCTTGTTATTGATGCCGTCAATACACATGCTTGCGTTAAACGATGCTTCTGGAATGCTTGTGTGGTCAACATAGATGGTTTTTAATATAGTTAGCGAGAAACTATATTCACCATTGTTTTCTTCCTCTTGAACACGAATGATATAAAACCTTACATTCGTGGAGCTATAATCGCCTCGGCTCAATAACAACAAAGGATATTTGTCGGAACTGTCATACTTGTATCTTGCTGGGAAGAACTGAGCATTGTTGTGGTGGGTGTATGCCCAAGTGCCAGTAATACCCTTGTATATTATCTGTTTTGTGTCATAATCAAGAACTACAAGGTCGGCACCTCCGTAACTTGCACTACGCGCAGTTGCATCATTAAATAAGAATATCCTTTTCTGCGCGATGGTCATGCTCTGGTTTAGATATGTGTAAAAACCGTCGGAACGTACACCGTCGATGGTATGATAAAACTCGGCAACAGTGTTGCGAATGCAAAGGTTTCTCTGCAAGCATTGTAAATCAACTTTCTTGCCATAATTCCCCAGATTTCCCCTTCCTAAGTGTTCCGACTGTTGTAGTCTGTCAATTACCGATAAACCGCCAGCCCTACCAATAACAAGTCTGTCAGTCCACCATTCAACAGGGTTTCCAAGGTTTTGTACGCATATCACAATCTCGCAGTCAATGCTTGCTGTCCACGAGCTTACCCATCCGCCAGATGTGCTGTATTTCCCTGTTTCAGGATTTCTGACACCGACATAAAAGGTATTACCAGTTACATTTTTTGTTGTTAATATGCTATCACCTTCGTGCATTCGGATAGTTACGCCTTCTTTCGTGCGTATTCTTGTTGTGTGGTCTTGGTAAGTCCATCCGCTATTGTTTATCGTTATGCCGCCTTTTTCAAAAAGACTGTAAAGAATCTGTTTGTTGGTTTTGTCGTTTAACTCTACAATCTCTTTTTCAACATCAGCAACATCCCCTTGACTGGCAGCACCGATATTGTCACGTGCAACTGTTTTTTCTTCTTCAGTAAACAACTGAGTATCTTTTACTGTAACATAATCTTTCGAGAGTCCTTTTATCTTATTAACTGCGTCCAGTGGCTCTGTTGTAACAATTGTTGGCGATGTTGTCGTCGGTTCTGTTCCGCTAACACCTTGCACGTTAAGATAACCGCCTGTGCCAACCTCTAATGATAAAGGCAAAGAAAAACTATCGAGCGGCAAAACTTCTTCTTCGGTCAAAGCATACCAAGTATTTGTGCCATCAGTCAAGACTGTCGCGTCGTCTTCATCGCCGCTGGCATACTGCCTTCTTGATGTCCGCCTGTAAGCCTTGTCCTCAATAATCTCATCTTGTGCGTCGCCTACTTGCGACATGCCATTTGGGAAGACGGCAACTCCGTTGCTTGTTATCTCTGTAACAGGAACACTCACTAGACTTCCGTCGTTATTAAACCCGCTCATCGCAACAGGGATAAGTGCCCCCGTGTTCTGCGCATACCAATCCGAATAACCTATGTTGTTTTTTACCCAGCTTTTAAATACACTGGCCGTAGGCTCGTTTCCCGCGCCAAAAATGTACGTCAAATCAATTGCCATAAAATTGCTTAACGTAACATTAACGGTAGCACCTGCCTTGTGATTGATATAGAAGCCGAGATTCTGTGTCTGTGATGCCGATGCAGCAATTATCACATCAAATACAACTTCCCGCCTGTAAGTCCCTGTGTCTTGCAAGAGCTGCGCGGCTGTTAAAGGCTTCAAGTTGTTCACAGCTTGATAGATATATATGTAGCTATTTTTGCTGTCGTTCCCTTCGTTCAGTGTATAATCAAACGCAAGATATATTTTATGGTGCGCCGTGAGATTGCTGCCAGTGTTAAGGATAAATTTTTGGCCTGTTGACGTGGCTTTGTCTTCGTTGCTGCTATTAGACTTGTTAATGGTAAAGTTGCGAATCATGCCAATCTGGTTCCATCTAACCAAACGCCCTTTTATCGCATTGATACTAATAACACCAGTAAAGTCATACGTCTTTTGTATGAACGTATCAATATTCGGTTCATCATTCACAAGGTCGCCCGCATTAATTCCTTGGTAATTACCCGTTGTTCCAGCTTTTTGCGCCAAAGCATTATACACCCCTCCGCTTGTTACCCAGTTTGTGCTGCCAGCGGTAGGAGTAATGTCACTCGGCACAGCACCCACTTCAAGCTGCTTCTGGTTAATCAAGTCGAGGTTCTCTTGCAGCCGTTGTTCGACGCTATTACCGTTGTCGTCAAACACGGCCTTGGTGTGCGTAATCGGAAACACCTGCACACCGTTCTTATCGGTTATTTTTTTCTTTGCTGTCATAGTTATCTAAGTTTTAAGTTATGTCGTTTCCCAACACAAAGTTGCCCGTTCCTGCATTGCCAAAAAGCTGACCGCTCACCTTGTCATATAAGTAGCCAACAGTGCCCTTGCGCACTGGAATATAATCACGAATTGTAACTCCACCGTCAGTGATTATACAGGAATATAATTTCATTTTAGCCTTATTGCCATTAGGCATGACACTACCTGTTTTAGAGGTACAAAAAAGCAACATTGGATATGTTCCGACACCCTTTTTATCAGCCCTATCTGCAAGTAACGTTGTGTCAAGATAATATTTCCCAGCATCAGTTGAAGCTGTATGTCTATTCGTGTCTGTTG